AGATGCAGATTTAGAATTATTAATTTATTTAGATTGTAAAGGAAGATTTACACGAAAAGATTTCATGGACGGAGTTTATACGTACTCATGGGACAAAGCAAGATGGGAGAGATTAAGAAGTGAAGGTTGGATAGATGTATGGAGACATAGAAATAGAACGACTATAATGTACTCTGTATTTAAAACCTCGTGGAAATGCTCTCAAATGATAAGTAGAATTTACAGAATACTTCTAGGCGAGGAAGATCTACCTACGTCAGAAAGAAGTATATTTTATAATAACAAATCATATACAGATAAAGTTTATAACAAAGCTATAGATGATATGATAAAAGATAAAGATAGATAATATGCCATACGGAAAAGGAACATACGGATCAAAGGTTGGAAGACCTAAAAAGAAAAAGGCTACTAAGAAAAAAATGACTAAGAAGAAAAAGAAGTAATGTCTTTAAAATATGTTATAATAGGTACTGATGAAGTAGAAAATATAGACTTCTCTCAAGTTTTGCAAGATTCAGTTAAAACATTGAGAGTTAGTGAAGATGGTAACTTCACATTTGTAAAGTTTAAAGGAGATACACCTTCTTTTTTAGAAGGGAAAACACAATATACAACAGAAGAATTTATAACTATTTTGGATGATAGAAGTGGTATTTGGTTTATAAGTGAAGCTGAACAAAACACTTGGCGAGACGAAGCTAGAATAGTACTAAGCAAATTAAATCCATTTAATTGGTTCTAATATGAATATATTTAAAGATAACAACGAGTGGAACGAAAAATCAATAATAGGGGCTGTGGCTTTTGTTATTATGTGTCTCGTTATGGCGTTAGATTTATTAACAGGTTGGTTAGGAAGAGATTTAGCTATAAATGAATTTGTATACGATTCGTTCGTATTAGTAGTACTAGGATGTTTTGGTATCGCTGGACTAGAAAAATTTGCTAAAAAATAAAAATTAAACTATGAGTATTATAAAACATATTGATGGTATACCAGCTTTTTCAACTAGAAACGAAGCTATTTCATGGGGGAGAAGAGAGTTAAATATAAATGGTTATCATATACATTATCATAATGGTAATAAAATTTATATGGCTGGTATAAATCATGATAAGATTAAAGAAGCTCAATATCAAAAATATTTAAACTCATTAGGACGAGAAATAATAATAGACACAACCATGCCACCGCCGTCAACACCGACAAATCTTCCTGAAGAAAACATGGGTGGTGGAGGATATTAAAATTGAATTATGTTAGGAAACTTATTATCTGGAGGAGCTGCAGATCTTGTAAAAGGAGTTGGTGGAGTCATAGATGATTTACACACGTCTGAAGAAGAGAGATTAGCAGCTGAACAAAAAATAAAAGAAATAATTGCCAACTATGAGGTTGAGATGGAGAAAAACATTACTAGTAGATGGGAGGCAGATTTAAAATCAGATTCTTGGTTAAGTAAAAATGTTAGACCAATGGTTTTAATATTTTTAATAGTATGCACCATGCTATTAATATTTATAGATGCTGGTGCACTAAAATTTAACGTAAAAGATTCTTATATAGACCTTTTACAAATGGTATTAATAACCGTGATCGGTGCTTATTTTGGTGGTCGATCATTTGAAAAAGTAAAAAAATAAAATTATGAATGGAAGATATCACTTGGCCACAGTAAGGCCAAAAATAGATGTATTACCTAACCAAGCATTTGCCGCGGATGATGTGCTTTTTGATTGGACAGCTTTTGAAGTTCCTAGAGGTGGCTGTGCTTTAAGATCGTTAAGTTTAATAGTACCAGGAACAGACGGTACGGCTGCTAATGGTGGGTTACAAATGGATTTATATTTTGCAACAACATTTAATGGTACTGCACCGACAACTTTAGGTGATACTAATTCAGCTATGACTGTTATTAAAGCAACGGCTAATAAAAATCATATCACACATATGGTTTCCGTAGCAGGCTCTGAAATGGAAGATTCGTTAGACGGTATGGTTGGTTTTAATGTGCTTGGAAAAGGGGCTGTTACTTCGGCTACTACTAGTGGACCAACTGGTCTTGTAATTTTAGAAGGAGATGCAAACTATACTGGAACAACTAAGGGTTACCAAACTGTATGGGTGGCTGGAGTTGCTCAAGGCGCGTATGATTTTGGAACAGGTTGTCTTCTTGATGGCGCTATTCTTACTGGTGCCGCTGGGGCGCAGACACTTGACGTGTCTGAAGACACTGATGCTGACGATGTACTTGCTGTTGGTGACGAGTTATTAGCATGTGCTTCTAATGGAACAAGCGTTCAAACAATTGGAACAATTACAGCTTTAACAGCTGATACAATTACTGTTGATGCTAAAGATATAGATGGTACAACAGTGTGGGATTCGGGTGCTTTAGCTGATGATGACGAGATTTGCAATAGACGACCAATAACACTTCGTTTAGGATTAGAATACTAAAATTTAAATTATGGGGATAAATTCAACTGATGTAAGTTATGGATTTGGACAATTAGGATCCGTTTTTAACGATGGGACAGCTATAATGAAACCACCAACTAATAAGGTTTTTATAGCTATAACATTTTTAGCTGACACAACTTTAGAAGCTCACGGTGGTTTAGTCGCACAACAAAATTCTGCAGCTGGTTTGGAATATATATCTACTGAAACAGCAGCTGGTGTAGCTCAAACAGCCCACGATGCTAGTGATGGAAGTGAAAGTACATCAACGGGATCTGGTGGTTTAGTTGTAGATAATAGTAATGTTTTTCCAAAAGGAATTACTATTTACGGTAGATGGACTGAGATACACCCCGTAAACGCCGGTGGATTAATCGCTTATATAGGAGACTAGTGTTAGGAATTGGAAATACAACTCCGTATATGTATTCTATTACGCCTGTGTTTACCGATCATTACAGTATATCACTAGACGGAACAGATGATTTTATTGATTGTGATATAATTAATAACGGTATTTCTGATTGGGATGATATTCACGAAGAAGGAAGTATATCAATTTGGGTAAAAGTAGAACCAACTTCTTCCACTGGTACAATAGTAACTTTAAGATTAAATGACAACAACGAGATATCTTTATATTACCACGCCGGATCAAATGAAACTAGAGCCGCTTGGAAATGTGATGGTGATGGTAGTGGTGGTACTGGTAGTGTTAGCACAACTACGGCTTCTGATAACCCAGCAATAGAAGATAGTGGAAATTTTCACCATATAGTTTGTACTTGGAGACAAGCTGGCAAAATAATGCTTTACGTAGATGGTAGTAAGTTAGATGAAAAACCAGGGGGTGGGGGTCGACTACCAGAATTCAATGTTAGTTCAGGGGGAGAAATTGATGATATTGCTATTGGTCAAAATACACAAAACAGTTCTTACTTTAACGGAAATGTAAGTAATTTTTCTTTATGGGACGTTGAATTAGAAGCTAGCGATGTTTCATTAATTTACAATAGTGGTGTACCAAATGATATTATGACCGTAAGCGCTTTAGAACCAGAAGATAAATGTATAGCATACTATAAATGCGAAGCTGATGGAGGTACTTCATCGACAAATTTAGTAAACTCTAGTATTTTAGGGTTTGGTAACGACGCCACATTAACAAATGGCGCAGATTATGATAGAACTTAAAATTAATTTAAATTAAATAAAAATGGCAATAACAAAAGTAAAAGGCACAAGTGCAAAAATAAAAGAATTAAAAGGTATTAAACCTGAAAAAGTTAGTGACGAACATTTAGAAAGTATCCAAAAAACAGTAAATGCTGTAAATAGAACTCAATTAGAAATCGGTACAGTAGAAGTTAGAAAACACGAGTTACTTCATGCTATAGCTGGTTTTAGAGAAGAATTGACAAAAATACAAAAAGAACTTGAAGAAGAATACGGTACTTATGATATTAATATTGAAAACGGTACTATAAATTACCCACAAGAAAATGGCGAAGTTAATAAGGAAGATTAGTGTAGGTAAGGACTATAAGAATGATGCCATGCATTACGCTGTTGGCCAAGAAGTTTATGGGGGTCATACTATTTGTGATATATTAGAAGAAGACGATAAGTATTCTATTTATATTAAAAAAAATAAGGATGTATTACCGTGGAAAGACTTTAATAAGAACATGGCAGTATCTGTAGAATATAATCTAGAATACTAATGAAAAGTGTTTACAACTTTGTTGTAAAACCAAAAGGAGAAAGATATAATAATATTAAAAAAGTTGGAGATTCAGAATTAATACTCAATACAGAAATCTTCAACCATCAATATGTAAACAGGGAAGCTATTGTTATATCTACTCCTATCATTGGTGATACGGATATAAAACCTGGAGATACAGTTATAGTGCATCATAATGTTTTTAGAAGATGGCACAATGTAAAGGGCATAGAAAAGAATAGTAGATGTTTTTTTGATGAATCTACTTATCTTATAAACCATGATCAAATTTTTTTATACAAAAGAGATGATGAGTGGATAGCTCCAAAAGGTTATTGTTTTGTAAAACCTTTAAAAGCTATAAACCAATTTAACACTGAATCTGAAAGACCACTACAAGGAATTGTTAAATATTCGGATGGTACAGTAAATATTAACAATTTAATTGGGTTTAGACCAGGTAGTGAATACGAATTCGTCGTTGATGGCGAAAGATTATATAGAGTTTTATCTAATTTTATTACAATTAAATATGAATATCAAGGAGACGAAGAAGAGTATAATCCAAGCTGGGCGAAAAGCAGTTGACGAGTTAATCAAAGTAGCAGAAGAAAAGATTATTACTAACACAGAAGATGATGTGTCAGCTGATAGATTAAAAAATGCTGCAGCTACTAAAAAACTAGCCATATTTGATGCATTTGAAATACTTAACAGAATTCAAGAAGAAGAAAACTTGCTTGAGGGAAAAACACCTAAAGAGGCAAAGAAAAAAACTTTTAAAGGATTCGCAGAAGGTAGATCTAAGTAATGTACGAGCAAGATTTAGTTAAAATAGTAGAGCCTGTTAAGAAAACTACCAAAACCCGAATGAATAGAGGGAGAAAATGGAAGTACGGTTATAACAAAGAACATGATTTAATTGTATTGTCTCGCAATGGTGTTATAGGTGAAATTATAGAAATACAAAATTTAGTTATAGCGCTGCCAAAAGCTCCAAAAGAAATATATAAGCACGCCAAAAATAAATGGGTAAGATTCGAGCAACCCAAAGAACTCTCTCGTTTAAAAAATATATTTGATTGGAGAGGTTATCCGGAAGACGAAAAAGAAAAATGGTACGATTATATAGACCAAGAGTTCAAAAGACGAGAGGAAGGTTTTTGGTTTATGAACAATGGTAATCCAACCTGGATAACTGGTACGCACTATATGTATTTACAATGGAGCAAGATAGACGTGGGCGCTCCAGATTTTAGAGAAGCAAATAGATTGTTCTTTATATTCTGGGAAGCTTGTAAAGCAGATAAAAGATGCTATGGTATGTGTTACCTAAAGAACAGAAGATCAGGGTTTTCGTTCATGTCATCTGCAGAAACAGTTAATTTAGCCACTATTTCAAGTGATAGTAGATATGGTATATTATCTAAAACAGGTGCTGATGCTAAAAAAATGTTTACAGACAAAGTGGTACCTATTAGTATTAATTATCCTTTTTTCTTTAAACCTGTTCAAGACGGTATGGATCGTCCTAAATCTGAATTAGCATATAGAGTACCAGCTAGTAAATTTACAAGAAAAAAAATAACAGCTAACGAACAACTAGAAGATATACAAGGTTTAGATACCACTATTGATTGGAAAAACACAGGAGACAACAGTTATGACGGTGAAAAGCTAAATTTATTAGTACATGATGAAAGTGGTAAATGGGAAAGACCAGATAATATATTAAATAACTGGAGAGTTACAAAAACTTGTTTAAGATTAGGTAGTAGAATTGTAGGTAAATGTATGATGGGGTCAACTTCCAACGCCCTAGATAAAGGTGGAGATAACTTCAAAAAACTATACAATGCATCAGATGTCACTAAGCGAAATAGAAACGGTCAGACAAAATCTGGTTTATACTCTTTGTTTATCCCAATGGAATGGAACTATGA